ATTGATGGTGTTGTCATTCATAATGATGCTGGGTCAGGCTCCCCCGAACGGTACGTGAATTGGCTTGCTGGTCGTAATAAAGACCTAGGGATTGCCCATTATTATATTACTAAAGATTGTATTGCCCGTGTCATTGATACCAACTTAATTGGCTATCATACAGGCCGCTGGCCAAGTAATCAGCGCTATATCGGCTATGAGGTTTGTCAATCAATGAGTGCATCAGATGCAGACTTCCTTGCAAATGAGGACATGACTCTCATGCAAGCAGCGGAAGATTTACTTTTCTATGGATTGCCAATCAATGGCAACACAGTCCGGCTACATCATGAATTTGTGTCAACAAGTTGCCCTCATAGGTCTATGGCATTGCATGGAAATAGCACAGAATCAGTTAAACAATACTTTATTGACCGTATCAAATATTTTGCATCTTTGGGTACTACGGTCGATGAAATGCTTGCTAAACAAGGACAGCAACCAGTAGACGTTGCTAAGACACAACAAGAAGAAGAAGAAGAAGGAGAAGAAATTATGTTAATGGTAAGAAGCAAAAGTGGCAAACAAGGCTATGTAGGTCTAGTAAACGGATCGGCATTTGGTATCGGTTATATCGAGACTGTATCAACATTTATGAAAGCAGGGGCCAAAGAAGTGACCTTGCCAGATGATGACTTCAATCGACTGATCGAAAGTCAAAAAATCGATGAAAAAACACTTGTTTCTATTAATGAAATCAGTAAGAAAATTTCATCACAGAATGCCGAAAAGACAAAATAAATAATTCAAGCCCTCAGCGATTTGCTGGGGGCTTTTTTATTTTATTCTTCTATGATTTCTTGATAATAGGCCATGCCTTGGCTGTTACGTAGAAATAAAAAAAGATTAGGATAAGAAACAAAAAAGTTTAAAAAATTTTATAAAAAGTGTTGACATTGTTATTTTTTAGTGTATAATAAGAGTATAAAGTTCATTAAATGAACAATAAAATAAAGAAGGGAGCCAATATGGTTTACGATTATTCAAAACTAGAAGGACGTATCGTCGAGAAGTTCAGCACTAGAGAGAACTTTGCAAAGTCCTTGGGTGTAACAACTAAGTCTATCTCCGAAAAGTTGAACAACAAAACAATTTGGAAACAACCAGAAATTTCCAAAGCTATGGAATTACTATCCATCTCAGGCGAAGATATTGAGTCATATTTTTTTAAAAAGAAAGCTCATGACACAGAACAAGAATAGAAAGGAAGCAACATGAACGAACTTATTAACATCACACTTAACGAAAATCACGAACCAATTGTAAGTGCAAGAGAATTGCATAAAAGTTTAAAAGTAAAAACAAGATTCAGCCAATGGGTAGAACAAAATTTCAAAATTTTAGAAGAAGGTTATGATTTTAGCCCCGTAGTTACAACTACACAGCTAAATCAATATGGTGGTACGAAAGAAATCCAAGACTACGCTCTATCATTGGATGCTTCTAAAAATCTTGCTATGATTTCAAAAACAGATGAAGGCGCTAAAGTACGCAAATACTTCATCCAAGTTGAAAAAGATTTCAACAGCCCTGAAAAAATCATGGCAAGAGCGTTACTTATGGCTGATAAGAAAGTCCACACGTTACAGGCGCAAATTGAAGCAGACCGTCCTAAGGTGCTGTTTGCAGACGCTGTTAGTGCCAGCCACACATCTATCTTGGTTGGGGAGCTTGCAAAACTACTTAAACAGAATGGGGTAGATATTGGAGCAACACGCCTCTTTACTTGGCTACGCAACCACGGTTATCTTATCAAGCGTAATGGTCGTGATTGGAACATGCCTACACAGAAAAGCGTAGAGCTTGGGCTTATCAGAGTTAAAGAAACCAGTATCACCCACTCAGACGGTCATATCACAGTAAACAAGACACCTCTTATTACTGGCAAGGGTCAGCAGTATTTTATCAACAAATTTCTCAATCAGGAGTATTTACCAGGTTAAGGACGCAAAAAAGAACCTGACGGCAATCAGGCACTTACTTAATAATACAAATGTATTTTACCATGAAGTCAAATAAAACACAATGGGATCCACGCATAATTAACATTATGTCAGACGGCACACGAGTAGATGACTTGACTGGATACATCATCCCAGCAGGTCAGCAGTATTACACAGTATTAAGGAGCATAACATGTCAGAAATTATCGGTGGACTAGCAGTCCTTGGATTTATCGTGATGCTTAGCGCATCCAATGCCATCTTTGAAATTCGTAAACTGGAGCGTGAGCGCAAAGAGCGGGATTTGAAAGCGCTGAAAGAACAAGAAGATTGGCTCTTAGTCCAAAAAGGTATAGCTATGGAACGGGCTACATTTACCAAAATGGCCAAGGCAACGTTGGCTAAAGGGCCGTGTAAAGAAATCGTGTAATTCGCGTAATGAAAGGAATTGAGAATGAATAAAAAATTTGAATTATTGTTCGATGACACTATCGAGGTATTTGGCAGGAAACTATTCCGAATAAAAGCAAAAATAAATTTCGGTTCTGTAAAAGTCGGAGAAATTGGCGGGTATATCGAAAAAGAAGAGAACCTGTCAGAGCATGGCGATGCTTGGGTCTGTGGCGATGCTAGGGTCTATGGCAATGCTTGGGTCTATGGCAATGCTAGGGTCTATGGCGATGCTGGGGTAAAATCGCCAAAAGATTACATTGTTTTCAAAAATTCGTGGTCCAGCTTCAGGTGGTTTACTTACACAAAATCAAACAAAATGTGGAAGGTTGGCTGTTTCTATGGATCAGGCCAAGAATTGATTGAAAAGGCCTATCAAGATAGCGAACAGTCTGGCAAGTGTTACGAAGCATATGTAAATCTGGTGCTTGAATTGGAGAAGCTGGATGACTGACAAAGAGAAACTAGAGCAAATCAGCCTGTCTCTTGAAAAATTTCAGCGGACAGGGGATGTAGAGCATTTAGAAGATATTGAAAGGATTTTAGAATATGACGGGCTTTCAGAATTTGAAGAATGATTAGAAAGTTGTGAGGGTGAATGGCATTAAAAGAAAATAAACGATATTACTGGTTGCAGTTGAAGGAAGAATTTTTCACCTCAAAAGAAATGAAGCTTCTCAGACGGTTGCCGGGAGGAAACGAACATACGATTATCTATCTTAAAATCATGTTAGCTAGTCTGCAAGATAGCGGAAAAATTTATTTTGAAAATCTAGGACATGATTTAGCAGAAGAAATTTCATTGCTGATTGATGAAGATATCGAGGCAGTAAGAATGACATTGTTGTTTTTGACAAATAAACAATTGCTAACTACAAAGGATAAATTTGAATTTCAACTTGAACAAGTTCCAGAGTTAATAGGTAGCGAAACAGCAAGTACACGTAGGTCTCGCAAGTATCGAGAACTCCAAAAAACGTTGCAATGCAACACCAATGCAACAGAACGCAACGGAGAGATAGATATAGAGAAAGAGATAGATATAGAGTTAGAGTTAGATGTAGATGATAGAAAAACCACCACCGACACAAACATTCAAAATTATTATCAACAAAGAATTGGTCCATTAGATGGTTTTCAGTTTCAGCAACTTACCGAATATGTAACTTCGGATGGAATGGAGGTAGATGTTGTTATCAGAGCAATTACAGAAGCTGCTGACAACGGCAAACGGAACTTCAAGTATATCTTAGCTATTTTACGCAATTGGAAACAGAATGGAATAAAAACCATTGTTCAAGTGGAAGACAGGGAACGACAGCGAATCGAACAAAAGGCCAACTCTCAACAAAATGGACATAACTCACAACATCAGCGAACAAATGTTCCAATTTGGTCAACTGAGCCAGTAAAGACCGAACAGACTACAGAAGGACAAGCAAAGTTAGCAGAACTCTTTGCTGAATTGGAACAGATGGAAAAAGGGGAGGATTGACTATGTTTGATTATGATACTTGGCTTAGCACGCCGCCTGAACCTTTGTCAGAGCCTGATGTTGATGAAGACAGAGCCTATGACGAATGGAAAGACAACGTGGCCATGGGCTACCAATAGCGAAAAAGAAAGACAAAAGAGGAAAAGAAAATGACCGTAACAGACAT